TACTTTTTACGCCACTCTAAGGCACGTTTTGCCTCTGACTGAACTGATTTTGGAATCGTGTACAAACGATCATTATTTGAAAAAATCTTTATATCTAGGTCTGATATTGCAGCATTTGCTAACTCGTAAGAGGTAGAAGATGGGTTTTCTTGATTCTCCTCAGGGGTGAAAGAAGCAACAAGAGCATCTGCATAATCAATGGATGAAACTAAATTTCTTTTTTCATCGACAATTACAGCCTTGTTTTCGAGCACAAATAAGGCGCTATTCCCGCTTCTACCTATGAATTGCATCTTTACTCCGTCTCTAACCTAACTGACTCATATTTTACAACTTCCTCGATCGGAAGAGCCAAGTCTTTTTCCTCTGCTTCGTCATATGCGGATATAAATGCTGGATACACATATACAATAATTAAACCATCAAAATCAAACTCCCAGTCGTCTTCCTTACTAATCTCTTTCCACTCAGAATTGTCGCGGTAAAAAAGCCCGTCGTCTGACTGATAAGTTAAAATGGCTGCCTGGTTAATGTCTGGATCGCAGTGACAGATTAAATCCTGCGCAAACTCTGGTTTATCTGGTGTAAAAGCCATAACTACTCCTTTGCCTTAGAGTCATCAATCGGACCTCCCGAAACCCATGCACGGCAGGTTCTAGCAGAGGCACATTTGAAATCGAATGCTTCGCAGTATCCAAGTTCTCCAGCCTCATCTATTGCATCAAACTCATCGGACTTATTTTCTCCAGTCAGTCCTTCAGAGATGCAACTCTTCATTGATGATGTGACTATAAAGACAGCGCAATTGCCACAGCGCTGTTGCTTTGCAGTTTGCACATCTACTCCCCACTCTGAGCCCAGTGCTTGCCAGTACTCATCGTTTGGCTCTTCTGGGTTAAGTGGTCCGTACATAGCAGTGTCAATAGCGTTCTTACGATTTTTTAGATTAAGAGCAATGTCTTTGGTTGCAGGTGGACATTCAGAAACTGTTGCTGCTGCAGTTACAGGATTTTTCTTCATAGAATCTCTATACTCTTTGGCATCTTTTACTGCCTCAATTTCATACTCTAAAGCGTCTAAGAAGTCAGAATCATCTATTCTTTCTTCTCCTGTCACATTTACATAAGAAAAACCTGAAATGTTGTACATAGCAAGTGCTGCCCAGCCATCAGCATCTTTGGGAAGTTCTCTTTTGTTGTATTCAAGAGTTTCTATAAGCATGGCTTTTCTTTCATCATCAAATCCGCTATCTTCCGTGGCGGCATAACCAAAGTCGCTGTCACTAGCAACTATGGACATAATATGGTTCTCGTCATTATATTTTTCGTCGCTTGAATACGCTCTGTATATTTTTATAGTCATTATGTATTCCTTCCTATCGCTTCTTTAGAATTTGTTTCCACTTGGAATTGTCAATTCCACGAAGAAGTTCTAGTCTTGAAATAATTAAATCTAAGTCAGCATCAGATATATCAGAGCCGCGCTCTCTTTGTAATGCCTGAACTGCTTGCTGAATTGTCATATCATTAATTTGTTTATAGACATCTACTCCAATAAGGTCTATAAGTTTTGCAGCAATATTTACTGCTCTTCTATGACTATCATCCCCACTAGCGCCATCAATATAGTTTTCAGGGGACTCATTGCGGCCTCTAACAATTATAGCAGCCAAACCGTGGTCAATTGGCATAAACTGAACTTCCTCTAGATTATCTGGGTCATTTACTCCCTCTAAGTTCTTTAGTCTTCCCACCAAAAGATTACTTCTGTGTCGGTCCCCATTGACAAGAATAGCATCCATAATTGCTAAACCAATAACATCAACCAAAGCACCCTGCCGTGCTGCCCCGCTGTGGTCACTGACAAACTTTGTGTCTCCAACTCGCTTTGGGTCTTCGACAAGGTCGAGCATTTCCCCAGCATAAGCAGTAATGACTACATCCTTATTTTTATTATGACGTACAACCTTATACGCACCAGCAATATTCAAAGCAAGAGCAAGTTTTGCAGAAGCAATTTCGGCATCAGCACCTCGTTCTCCTACCATAGTATCTTTTTTAATAATAAACTTGCGTCCAGTTTCTCTATGTATCAACATATAAGTTATATTAACGCCTTTGTCATCACCTTTGAAAGGGATTATGTCAAAAGCAGTTTTTTGTCCGTTTATTTTTAGACGTGCTCTGTCAATACTATTGTTTAACAAGAAATCAGCAAATTTTTTCATCTCACTAACATCAATATCAAGAATCTCATTGCCTACCCCTAAATCATTAGAGTTTGGTGCAAAGGCTAGTTTTTCTTCTCTTAGTTGGAAAGCAAGATTTGCAAGATTTTGTTCTGCTGCTTTCCTTTCGTCAGGGTCACTTGGAAAGGCAGCCTTATTTGGGTCTTTAAGAGTTTTAGCAACAAATTTATTAAGAGCTTGACGAGCAGGTGCAGATAGTTTTGCTAAAGCCTTTGGCTCTGCATCAGCAAAAAATTCTTTAATTTCTTCTGCAAATGGTTGTAAAAGAGGGTCATTATCTACAACTAAATCATCAGCAAGTATTTTTCTAACATTTTCATCAGCACCAAAGGCATTAGCGTTCTCTGCTACACGTTGGTTAGCAACTTCCTCTGGATTAATTTTATTTACTGGCTCGGCGCCAATTGCACCGTCTTGCCCCCCTCTTGAATCTATATCTTTTTTATATTTTTCAAGAATGTCAGCAAATTCAGAGTACTTGGCATCCAAGCCTCCTACGTTTCTTAAATCATTAATTGCTTTATCAAGTTCTGGTAAAGGAAGGTCTTCTATATCTATAAATCCATTTTTAACTCTAGGAAGAACATAGTTTGCTAATTGGAAACGAATTCCGACAACAGAATCATTGCCCTTTCTAGGCATTCTCTGAATAATTTCATTTACTACTTTTTCAAATCCAGCGTTGTCGATATTCTCAACAGGTGGAAGTTCTGGAAGAGGCATATTTAAGCGTTTATCAATTAACGCTTGACGTTGAGTTTCTAAATCTTTTTGTAGTGCCTTAAGTTTTTCAGCAAGAATAGTAGCAACAGGGTTTTCTATTTCTCTGTCTAGACGACGGATTGCTATGTCTATATTATAGTCTTTAATTTCATCAACTTGAGCACCAGAATCAAATGCCTCGTTGATGCTATCAATTGCCCCTCGTGCTTTTCTTAGGTTTTCTGGCGCTCTGTAATTCTTTTCTTTAGGTAGTTTGCCAGCAATAAACTTAAAGCCTTTTATAATTTCTTCTTTATTTTCTAAATCAGCAAAATTATTGCCTAACTCTAAATCAATCTCTGCAACTTCTGGAGCTGCTTTATCAAGAACAGCACGACGTTTTTCATCTTTTAAAATCTTTTTAAGATTATCAAGAGCATCTGCTAAAGGCTCCATGCCTTCACCAACTCTACGAATACGACGGGCTGCTTTTTCTAAAGCCTCTACTTCCCATTCTGCAGGGTTGTCTACATTAAAGCTACTTGAGAAAGCCTTTATAGCAACTTCTGCATTGTCTATAGTGCCTGCATTAGTTTTTCCCTCCCAGCCGCCTTTTTTAGAGTAGAAGTCTCTACGAAGTCTTATTTGATTCACAATGTCAGCAATGCCGTCTCTAATTTGCTTTTCATCTATAGCATCAAATGTAGGAGCAACAATTTCGTTCATTTTATCTTCAGCAGCCTCGGGTACTTCTACTTTTGCTTCTGGTGCAGGTGCTTGTGCAGGACGCTTTAGTGCAGCACCTTCAGGGTCTTCGATGTAACCCATCTTGCTAATGGTGAAGTTTTTTATTTCTCCATTTTCAACAGCAGTAACGTTTACATTATTGTTTACAGGGTTCTTCCAAATCTTAACGGGTTTTACATATCTAGTTTTTCCGTTATAGTTAAAAGATACTTCATCTCCAGCATCCATGGCACGTCGTATCTGCTCTTCTAAATCTTCGTCTTTATCTTTTCTTACGACAGGCTCCATTAAAGGAACAGCGAACTTAAAATCGTCTGCAATAGCATCTGGTGCAACTAATCGACCTGCATTAGGGACAGCACGTCCACCACGGAAATCTGGAAGTGGAATATCTCCAATCTCTCCTTCTTGACGGATTAGGTTCTTAGCCTTCATCTCGCGTCCGCCTTGTTTAATGGCCCACTCGGCATCTTCCCCCTCCCATTGAACAATGAGGTTGTCGAGATATAGAACACCTTTACGGACCATTGCGCCAGCTTTTTCACCTTCAGTTACTTGTGCGCCAACAAGTGCCTTTACAACACCACGCTTCCAAACTTTTGCTTTCTCATTCTTCTCTTCGTGATAAACGACAACATCGCCTGGCTTGAGAGGGACTCCGTTTTCATCTTTGTAGAATCCTTCAGCATCAACATTGCCACCAACTTTACGACCTTCTTTTCCAACAATTCTTTCTCCAAGAGGCTTACGTTTAATTTCTTTACGTTTTCCTCCTCGTGGTGCTGCTTTTGCAGATGGAATTGGCTCTGCTTGATCTTCTATACCAGGACGACGCACATTGCGAAGTGGAGAATCCATTTCGAAGTAGCGAACTTCTTCTTTGTTATTGTAAACGTTGAAGACAGTAAACTTTATACGTCCCATATCTGCTGGTTCCATTGCAAGAATTTCTTCGTAGCGACCAAAGAATGCATTCCACATAAAGTCGCCAACCTTGAGATTTCTTGCTTCGGTTGGTTGAAGAGTTCCAGCGTTTTCTTCTACAAAAGCGTTATTCTTGATAACAGCTTTATCGCCTTCGCTAAGTTCTTTACTTTCTTTTAGTGGGTCTGCAGTTTTAGGAGGATTAAGTCCTTGAATGGCTTGGTTAAATGCCTCTGCGTACTTGTCGTACTGAGCGTCATTTTCCCAGTCGACTCCACCATCCATATCAATACGAGCAACAATAGGGTCTCCTGGCTCCCAATTAATTGGAGTTACCTCGATGTTGTCAGCTTTAGCACCGAATGCTTCTGTGTTGATTCGGAAGTTAAGACCGTTAGCCTCGTACCCGTCGTTCTTATCAATCTCTAAAACAAGTCTGTCTAAGGCAGGCTTTTGAATCAAAGGATTTTCTGCGCTCTTAGAAGGAGCATCGCCTGCCTGTGCAAGAATCTTTTCATCTTTTCTCATCTGCGCCCAACGTGCTTTTTGTTGAGGGTTAGGCAGGTCTATTGCAGAGGAGTTAGCCAAATCATCAAGTGCCTCGGTGTAAGCCTTTGTGTGGTTTTCTGGGTTAGCAAAGAAGTCAGCAAGTTCCTGCTGGGACATAGAATCAAATGCAGCAATCTGCTCATCTGAGTATCCGTATTTCTTTGCAATCTCTCTTACGCGCTCGCGGGCGGCAGCAGAGTATTCTGACTTCTGATTTTCTAGGTCTGCTTGTAAATCTTCCCAGTTATCGTAAGACTTATCTGGAAGAAGACCGTTGCGGTCTTTAACAGTAATCTTTCCGTCAGCATCTACTGATGCTTCAAAATTATTGTTTCCATAAACATTGAAATAGTTATCTGGTCTATCTACTTGACCAAAGTTAGGTCTGTTCTTTGCTATAAATCCCCAGCCTTCAGGAACGGAACGTCCCTGCTCGTCAACGCGATCTTCAGCATCTTTCTTAAGTTTTGCTACACGCTCTTCAACTGCTTCTGCCTCTGCTTTTTGCTCTGCCATTAAACGCTCGTAAGCATTCATAGGCTTTTTCTCGACAGGCATATCTACAGGAAGTTCAGCCTTTTGCTCTTTGCTCTCTGCACGTGCTTGTGCTTCGTCTAAATCTTTCTGTGTCCAATCTCCGATTGGCTTAAGAGGGGGAACAACATCTCCAGTAGAGTGAGCAAACTTGTCTCCTGCTGGAGTTCTATATTCAGCGTGTTTTAACTCTGGCTCTATTTCTTTTGCAGCATCCCAGGCTGATTTGGCAAGTTTGTTACCACGGTGCTCTCGTTTAATCTCTACATTTTCAATAACTTTTGTCTCTTTGTTCCAGAAAAGGAAGCCTACTTCTTCTCCGTCTTTTTCAATACTTATTCCTGCTAAATCAGGTGATATCTCGCTATCTTTACGATAGATAAAGTAGCCGTCAGGTAGTTTTTTAGAATCAGTATCTGCAGATGTATCTAGAGGAAGTTCAGCAACTGGGGTTGGTTTGTCTCCTCTAGATTCCTTAATAGCCTTTACTGCATCTTCTAGTGTGTCGTATTTTCCAAACTTGCGCCCTCCCATGCCATTGACCATGACCCACTTACCAAATACTTTTTTCATCTCAACGCCATCAAACTCATGTGTGCCAACCCTGTTGCCATCGAGTTTAATAACTTTCTCGCCATCAGCATCAACTGTTTCAGGTCCGTCATTTTCTAGAGGACGCTTAACTGAATGCTGTTTGATGCCAACTACTAAATAGTTGTTTTCACCTGGGAATTCTTCTTCAAAGAAAACCATTCTGTATAAGCCTTCGCCGTCGACTCTTTTTACTGTCTTATACTTTCCTCTGTGAAGAACTCTGTCGCCAACTTTGATTCCAAGGCCACCCATATCAATAGCCTTCTCTGGGTCCCTATAACTTTTATCTCCGTCTTTAGGTAAACCAGGTTGAGCATCTTGAGCACGCTTGCGTCCTGCTGCATCAGGCATGGCACCAGGTAGGTAGTTTTCCCTAACAGGAAATGTAGGAACACTTGCGATTGGCTCATCTTTCTGACCAGCAAAACCTTCATCAGCAATCTTTTTTAACTCAGCGTTGGTGTCTACACCCTTGAGTTGAAGTGCATCTCTGACTGCTTCTCCTGGAACGTTGGCAACAAAGTCTTCTCCGTCCTCTGTTGGAAGTGCTATTACTGCAGCACCTGGAACTTCATTACCTGGCTCTACAGAGCGACGTAGTTCTTTTAATAAATCATTTGTAGGGATTTCTTGCGCCAAGTAAACAGGGTTATCTGAGAAACCTTCAGGAAGAATTGCATCAGGATTTTCTGCAGTTACTTCTTTCCATGCCGCAAATGGTTCAGGGCTAAGAGGGTTGTAGCTTTGTGGCATTTCAATCTCTTCATTTTTAGGCAAGTATGGGATGTGATCTTTTGTTTCCATAAACTGTTCTAATTCTTTTTCGCTAAGACCCTCTAACAATGCAGGAAGCGGGGCTAAATCTGCTTTTTTAGCATCAAACTTTGGTTCCTCGGTAGGAGGTTCTAAATCAGGATTTTGTTCTGTGACTTTCTTAAAGGACTCAGCCAACTCTGGAGTATTTCCAGAGACAACTTCTTCCTTCTTTCTAAAGTCATTTAATGCTTTTTCATTGGCATTGTTACCAAGTTTTTTATCATAAATCTTTGCCAACTCCATAGGAGCATCCATACCTGCTTCTTGTAGAGCAAAGAAAATTGCTTCAGCGGGGACGAACTCATCTCCCTTTCCGAAAGGAAGTGCTCCTACTCCTAAAGCATTCTCCCCACCTTCTCCTGGAGAAACTGCTTGTTCTAGGGCAGCAAGTAAATCTCTTTCATCTTGGTTCTGAGCAAGTTCAACAGGGTCATCTGTAAAATCTGGACTTTCTTCGTCTACGCGTCCTTGAACATCGTATTCTGAATCTTGTCTAATTTTGTATGCTTTATCAGGGTAGTTGTACTCAAAGCCGCCTTCAGTTTCAACTGGAGCAGCTTGCTGTTTAGGCAGTCTTGCTTTTGGATTTAGTATCTGGTCTTCTTTTCCTTCAAGTCTGTCTTGAACCTCTGCCCAAGTGTTGACTACATCAATTTCTTCAGCAGACTTAGCGTTTAAGATTTGATAATCTTTTGTTCCATCATCTTTTTTAGAGGCAAAAACGACGAACTCTTTATTAGAGTCTACATATCTTTCTACTTTATCGCCAAAATCTTTAAAGGCTTCATCCTTCACCCAACCGTTCGGGGCGTCAAGAAAAACTAAATCTTTTTCATTTATAACTTCATCACTTACACTTGGAACTATTGGCTTAGGAGAGTATCCGTCTGGGGTTGGTAGTACTGCTTTTACGTACTCACCTTTAGCAGGGTTTACCTGAGCAATTTTTCCGTCTGGAAACTCTACTTCTACGTCTCTACTGTTTTTAGCATTAGCAACTACTCTTCCACTGATGCTAAATATCTCTCCACTAGCACGACGAATAAGAGCGCGAATTCCTCCGCCTTCGTAGGCGAACCGACCCTTACGGTCACGACGTTGACGTCTAGCACGAGCACTACGAGACTCTGAAGAGTTTCCGTCAGTTGCTGCAATTAAAGCATCGCCAGGAACTATCCCCTGAGGAAGTGAAAGCAGTATTGAGCTGTAATAAAGATGTTCTACAGATCCTGGTACAGATTCAAATGCTGAAGCAAGAACTGCTTTTGCTCTCTCATCTGTAATTCTTGGGTCAGCAGCAAACCAACGAGAGCGTGAGATTCTTAACGCACTTGCAGTCATAGAGTGTTCGCGGGTTGAGCGTGGGTGAGAGATTGGCAGTAAGTCTGTATTAGTTGCGTAGAAAAAATCACTCTTGTTGTGCTTAGCAAGTGCTATGTAGTTATTAAGTTCTTTCATTGCTAAGTGCTCGCGAAGAGAAAGCGGTAGCCTTTTACTTGCTTCTAGAGAGCGCATAACTACAGAGAAAGCAGCCTTTTTAGTAATCTTTCTTGCAGTAGATGTAGAGAAGTTAGAATCGTCTACAATCGATAAAACTCTATCTCTTAAATCTATTGCTTGTTTAATGGCATTAGCGCGATGGCCTTCAGGAGTGATGGCATAGCTGATTCTTTTTATTCTGCTCATACTTCACCCTCCTCTTCTAAAACTGGAAGCAAATCTGCATCTAAACTACCTTCTCCTAGTGAAGCAATTAGTGATGCTCTTAAGAACGGGTCTTCTCCGTTTTTAACTGCTCTCAACCAACTTGCTCTAATTGCAGGCTCTGCTTCATACCCATAACCTAGGTACTCGGTCATAGCAAAAATTGCATCTTCTACGGTTTCGTAATCTTCTTTATCTTTAAGAACAATATTTAATTCTTGGTCTATTACGTATTCATCCAACTCGGGGCGTACGTCAGTTATATTTCTATTTTTTTCTACATTAACAACCCCATCAGGTATTACAGCAAATCTGCATTTTCCTGTTGGCTCAACGGGTAGAGCAATAATCTTACAATCTGAACCGCCAGCATATAGAACGCAATTGGCGCAAGTAACACCGATAGAAGCAACTTCGTTTTCGGCTGGAGGCGTGTAGCCTGCCCAGATACCTTTTTCATCTTGATTAAATTTTCCATACTTCTGTGATATCTCAATTAACGCGTTTGCTAAATCCTGTTCTTCAGGAACTAAACCTGCTGCAGTAATAGAGTTTGATTTTTTAGTGCTACGAGGATGAGAAGATGGTAGCAAATCATTGTCTGACTTATAAGCAGCATTTGTTGGTCTACCAGATTTAAGCAGTTTTAGGAAAGCATTTACTCGTGCCATAGCCCATTGGTTACGGTTCATTCCAGGTCGGTGAGAGACAGAAAATGCTCCAGCACCACGGCGATAAACTGCTTTTAACATACCTAAAGTTGCTCTTCTTCCTTTAGGACTTTTTTCATTGTGCTTAGATGCTTTTTCTTTAAGAGAGTTTTCTACTGCTTTAGAAAAAACAACTTTACGAGAACCTGATGCAGAGCCCTTTTTATTTTTACTAGAGCCCTTTACTCTATCTCCCCTAGGAGCAGGAGTCTGAGAGATTGTTCTTTTATTTTTTGCTGCAAACTCTGAATCATCTGAGGCATCAATAGGGACGCAGTTGGGAACCATCTTCCCGTCCTTACCCTTTTTCATACCAACTTGCTTGTAACCATCCCAGCAAGGGTCTCCTGCAGAAACAAGTGAGGTAACTACGTTGTCAATTGACTGATCAGACATTCTCTGTTCCTTCAACTGCTTGCTGTAATGCTTGCTCTACCTCTGGTGGCAAAGGAGCAACAGAGTTTTGCTGTTGTGTTTCTCTTACTACGCCCATCATTTCTGGAGCAACAGTGTTTAACATTGCCTCTGTTAACTCTGGGCTAATCGATCCCTTTTCAGAAAGCATACGAATAGCAAGTTCATTTGGTGTTGGTGCATCCATAGATGAGAACCCATGTGCACGGCGCCATGAGTCGTAAGAGATAGCGCCTCTATCAAATCCTGAATCAGCATCGGCTGCTTTATCGTTTCTAGTAGCAACTGCTGATGGGTCATACCAAACAACAATTCTATCTACCTCTGTTGGGCTAAAGCCTTGCGCATTAAGATATGGACGCAAGTAAACAACAGTCAAAGCATCAGCGATAAGTAGCATCAATGGTTCGATGTGTGCCTTATAGAGTGACTCATCAATTTGAAGTGCATTTGAGTACTTAACATTTGCTAACCCTGTAACTACATCTTTAGGAACATCTAGTCCTTGTAGAATTCTTTCTAGTACTCTGTCAGCGCGAGAAGCAAGTGCTGGGTCAAATGAGCGCTCGAACTTAAACTGCTTAATCTTGTCGCCAAGTTCTGCAGGACCGCGGATGATAAGAGGAACAACAGCGGATGCGGACTCTTCGTCACGAATCGGAGTTGTCATAGCATCGATAAGTTGCTCTTCAAACTCATCTTCTGCTTCTTCTGCAGTAAAGCCTGGATTGGCTTCGGTATCTGTGTCATATGGATAATCTGGGTCGCCACCTGCTGCAACTGCCAAACCATCTGGTAAGTAAAGTGCGCCAGCGTTGAGGCGAGAGCGTGCTGTTGCACGGAATGTTCTGTTGAGTAAAAGTAGTTCGGCGCAAAGGTCTAGCAAACCACGAAGTGATGAATCTGCTTCATCTGAGTAACGAGGGTGTGAGCGCCAGATACGACCTACGAATGCATTCTTAGAAAGCTTGTTGTCGGATGCCATAGATCCACCAATGCTTTGTTCTCTACGACCAACAACATTAAATCCACCACGAGTGTCAGTCATTATCTCATCTACAGATTTAATATCCCAAGACTCTGGAATTCCTGAACCAACACGTTCTGGCATTTGAACTAAGTAACATTCACCAGCAACTGAAATATTTAGTGCAGCATCGCGAAGAAGTCCTGCTTGTCCACCATATGCAGAATCTAAACGAGCCAGTGCTCGCTCGGCTGCTGCAGCTAAACGTGGGTCAATGGTGCTAGACAGTGCTACTGGTGCTGGAGACTCTGCAGCATTATCAACAGCAGCAGCGTAGATACGAATGCGAGAAACTACAGAGGCAACTAGATTAAATGCGTATTTGATTTCTCCAATAGCATCATAGTATTCCCATGCTTCAGATTGCCATGCACTAGAGCCAGCAGAGCGACGTTGTTTGAATTGCTCGAACTCGCCTTTGTCATTAATTTTAATTTGTACTGCAGCAGCAGTTAAAGTTCTAGGTGTTGAGTATGAAACTGATTGGGCGTTAGAGGAAAGAAATATTCCAGTAGGGCCTGTAATTTTTGGTTTAGCGTTTCTAACTATTTGAGTAGAACGAGTAGTAGACTTTTTTCTTTGTCTAGTCTTTTTTGGTGCAGCCTGAGGCGCGACAATAGGGGTAGGCTCTATTGGCTCTTGGTGTTTAAAAACACTCACCCTTTTAACTCCTCGTCTCTATGGCGGAGTAGAGGACTAATCATTTTTCCTCATACGCAGCCAACAAACCAGCAATGGCAGAGATTGCTAAAACAACCTCTACTGGATGTACTACATTAGGGATAATCATACGTGATATTTCAAGTAGTGATGCGACCCATATCGATGTGCACCACATACAGGTAAAGAGATAGCCAAACTTAGACCTCTCTGGAGGAAACCTTTTCCAGATTGCATTTCTTGGTCTAGAGAAAATCTCGTCTTTTACTATAAGCCTTGCCACCCTATATGTCGCAAGACCAGCGACTAATAGTTCAAAAAAACTATTCATCTACTCTTGCCCTCCAACGGTAATGATTGAGCCATAGGGGTTCCAAGACCTCAAGCGGGAACCACAACCGCAGTTCTCGTCCTTACTAAATGCAATAAGTTTTCCCGACTCAGTGGTTACTCTATGAACCCTATCTATCTTGCTATGAGAAATATATGTCTCATTAAAGACCACATTGGCGCCTGTAGGAGTGTCTACAGCAATTAAAAGTTTATTGTTTAAAAGGATTGCCCTACATCTATCTACGTGCCTAGTGCCTGCAGGAGATGCTCCCTTAGGTAAAAGCTCGTTTATATCTTCTAGAGAACCTGGTAAGGCTAGAGCAACCATTGCTGGAAACACGTCTGCCACCACGTTCACACGACCCCCTTGTACTCGGAAGGTATGTAAAAATCTTCCCAGCCTAGAAATGATTTAGCAATTGTTAGAGGAACTAGAAGAGGTTTTTCTCTAGAAGTACCTTCGGGGGTCAACCATACATCCATATCTTCTTTTTTCAGTGCTATAGGAAAGGACGCCCAGGTTTTATTTTTCTTAAGAAGTTCTATAGGAAAGGCAATTGGGTGAGGAGATTCCTTAGAAGTAATTGTTTCTAAACGTCTGGCATTTGGTCTAGCGCCCTGCTTCTGCGGGTTTAGCCATATGGCAACAACTAAGTCTTTTTCTAGGTATGTCCCAGAGGAGTTCTTATATGTCTTAGCCATTACTTATCCTTCTAGCCATTGCTCTGTAAGTAACCCCAGCAGCCTCCGCGATAGCCGCCGTTGAGACCCCTCGATTATGCAGACTCTTTGCAATTTCAGTTAGTTCACTATTTGCTAGGGTTAGTTCGCTATTTGGTGCACTCTTTGCTCTGTACCGTCTAGAAAGCCCTGAGAGGTGTTTTAAGCGAGGTTTTAGCTCGGGGGGCACACCTAGGGATATAGAACGTAGCCTAGGAGTATCAGAGAGAGGAGAGAGAACGGTTAGAGACTTGGCTGGAGTTTCTGGAATAGGCTTTATTTGCTCCTGCTGAGCGGCATTTTTGACCCAGAAATGGATAGTTGATTTTGGCTTAGGCGGAGTAAAAGACTCAGCGATAATCCCGAGTGACCAGCCTGCTTCCCAGAGGCAGCGTAGGCGGGCAGTAAATGCCTCCTGAGAAAGAGATAGCAGAAACTTAATCTCTTCCTTGGGTAGTTTCGGTTTGTTCTTCACTCTTGTATTTTACATTGTTTTGAGATGTCGTACAGGGGCAGGGCACCGATTCTTGGACGAAAAGGAAGAAAACATGAAGGTTTCCATTATTTGCTTTTGGCCTGCGAGAAGGTTATGCATAGAATGAACACTTTTCCAAATCGTTTCCGGATAAAAAATGTATGACATCAAAATAACTTTTAATTCTCTGGTTTTATCTAAAAAAATAAATGTCTTATGCTTAGTGAAATTATTTTTAAGGGGGGTAGATAGTTTTAATAACAAATAATAATTTTGACTTGTTAAAGCTGAGTCAAGGTGACTCAAGTTTTACTTTTTGTTATCACTCTTATACTTTTATTTTCTTTCTAGGCTGACTAATGTCTGACTAGCCAAGGGTCAAGTAGTAGTTGATAGTTGATACTTCCCCTGAGCCTCTGGCTAAGTTACTCATGAGTAACCTCTTACAAATGTGTGACATAAATCCTAGGGAAACACTTGACATATGTGTCCTAGTGTAATACTGTGTACTTACTGGAAATCACAAGGGGTGATTGACACCAAAAGGGGGAAGAGAATGTTTATACTTGACTGGATAGATGAGAACCTAGATGTAATGGCTCCTGTAGGTGCTTTCATAGGGGTAGGTATTTCCCTAGCCGTATGCTTTATTTTTGGATAAAAATCCTAAGAAACCCCTCACCGCATAGGTGGGGGGTCACCTCAAAGGGCACCGCAACAGAGAGAGAGAGCAGTCTTCTCGATTACATCAGCCTAAAGTCTAAAGGAAAGCCCCCTAGAAATAGGGGGTTTTTCTATGCTCAAATGAGGCAGGAAACCCCCTCTTAAGGCAGAGGCTAAAGAGAAGGAACTATGACCCACTCTAACAAATAGCCCCCCTTAAAAAGGCTTGAGAGGGCTACCGCATCGTGACAGACATCACCTCAACACCCTTTGACATAAGGGTGTCTTTCATGATACGATAGAATTAGGCTCTAAAAACAGCCACCGCATTGTGACCGACATCACAAAGAAAAACGCTTAATAATACTTGACAAGCCTATAAAGGTATCGTAGTCTTATCTCATAAGCACAAGGAGTGCTTACAGATAAAGGGGAAACAAAATGAACACATTAGTCCTAGCAGGATACCTAGCAGGAGTAGCACTAATCGCATCACCATTTGTTATTGACACTATCAAGCAAGACCGCAAGATGAAGAAGGTTCGTCGCTAAGACTTACAGAAAAGCCCCCCGCAAGGGGGGCTTTCTTGTTTTAATAGGCTATTGCAACCTTCGTGTTCGCAAACAACTTACTTACTGTGGACTCGTTAATACCTTCATCACCGCAGAACTCTAACAACGCCTTCTGAGTATTCTCTCTGTACCAACCTCGTTTATCCATGTCGGCATCT